TGAGTGAATACGATTACAACGTTATCTTTACGGGTAACTATTGGAGCTTAACTACCAAGATCTCCATTGATATAGACGATACGACGGGTAATCTAAGTGATGATAGCCGTGAGCTAGCGTTAGATAGAGCTAATGAGGCTATTCGTGGTGAGCTTGGAATAGATCCTATTAATTTCGCTCACTCTACTAACGTGGCATTACTGCTAGACGACGAAGAAATCTGGCTTGAAGGGTTAGGCGAATACCCGCCTATCCACGTATCGGTAATAGAAGAGGAGGGTAAGTGATGAATACTTATAGGGTTACCTTAGAAGTGGATTATATAATCAAGGCAACTAGCCTTGCCGAAGCTATGAATATCGTGAATGAAGATAGCGAACACCCGCTAATCGGTGGCGTGTCAGTAGGTCATTGTGATAACACCCGTGTAATTGGCGGATCAATAGTAGAAGGGAAGGGAGAGTAATGAAAGATTATTGTGAGGAGTGTGGCCAAGTGGAATGGTTATGTATCTGTAAAGTAGAAGGGAAGGGGGAGTAATGAATCAAGAATCAATGAGCTGGAGTGAGATAGCACAATTGACACACGCTACCCAAGTGGAGAATTTTGATTGGTGTTGGTGTGAAGATAATGAAGGTAATGAAAATCCATATAGCGACTGTCCGAAGGAGGATAAGTAATGAGTGAAGAGAGATCAGTAACACACGTGGTAACGCTAGTAATCCAAGCGGGATCTAAGTGGAATAAGGTAGAACTATTCGATTTTAGCGGTGGCGAACCTACCCCGTTAGCTTCGGGTGAGGGAAGCAATTGGCGAACGGCGTTAGGTGAGGCATTATCTAAGATCACGCTATCGTCAGACACGCCAGAGAAGAGCGTGAGCGACGTAGTGAAAGAGATCAAAGAGGAGGAGGGTGAGTAATGGGATATGAGCCAGAGCTTAACGATCCTATCTTCTATGAAAATGAAGAAGAGGATAATGAGATCAAGTGCTTCTTGTGTTCAGAGCCACTAGATCAAGACGAAGTAGTATGGGCAGACTGTGAAGGCCAATGGCAAGTGAGAGGGAAAGAAGGTAACGATACTGCGTGGTGCGTATCGTGCTTACCAAGCGAGAAGGGTGAGAGTAATGAATAAAGAATACTGGCTAGCTAAGGCAGAATTATGCCGTGATCTGGCATTGATCCAGATACAAGAAGAGGAGACGGAGAAGGAGGCGGGAATGAATCTAATGAGAATGACCTACGCATTGTCAATGGTAGATGTATATTCAGAAGGGCAGGGGGAGAATGAGTGATGTAATTGCATTCCACCCACGTGTATCCACGCTTGTGAATCTATATGAGATAGTAGATGGGAAGGGTGAGGCGATATGGGGTGGCAACGATACACACGAAGCTATCCGTTACCTACGCAATAGCCCTGTCAATTGCAGGATCCTTGTATCGGGCTGGGAGAGTGACGACGAAGATGCTCACCTAGTGGGCCAACCCATTGACATAACCAAGTTGGTCTATGCCGTATTAGCGGTGAATCAATGAGCTATGTCTTGGGTTTATTAGCCGTAATGCTGGTGGCATATGCCCTCATTGTATGGGAGAATAAGATCAATGGAGAATGAGAAGCGATTGGCGAGTGCTGCAAAGCAGGCCGTCTATTACCGCAACTACCGAAGAGCAAGGGATCGCGCCCTGGTGAAGTTGGCACAAGCCTACCCAGATGCGTATAAAGAATTGCTGGAGAAGGAGAAGGTGAGTGATGAGCAAGAAGGCAAAGCGTGGATTGATCTTAACGGTACTACTATTAGTCCTCGTATCGTTGCACGTGCAAAGGCTAGGGGAATTACCCTTACCCAAACCGATACAAACCAAGGCAACAATGGAGGAGAAGGGTGAAAACAAACGACTCGCATACAAGTTTAGTAAAGCTCTCGGATATACGAGAGCAGAGACGACGTGCCTTATCACCCTATGGACCCGTGAGAGCAGGTTTGACCACCTCGCAGACAACTCTAGATCAACAGCTTACGGAATTGCTCAGCTCCTTGGAGAACGTAGTAGAGAGCCTGAACTACAAATCCTTCACGGTCTACGATACATTGACCACCGCTATTCAGGGAGTGCGTGTCGCGCTCTCAGACACAGCGACAGACGTGGATGGTACTGATACAATCTGAACCACTCACCTCTTCGAGTAACAAGAACCTCACCACAACCCTTCCTATGGTGGGGTTCTTTACTTATCGGTAGAGTAAAAGCCTTTACCCTTAAAGGTAACAGAAGGTGAATCCCATACACGATTCATAATCTCGTGGCAATCAAAGCACATAGGAGTAGATGCCTCCTCGTGTATAGAACGCTCAACCGATACAGTTGAATTGCATTTGCCACACTTGTAGTCATAAATCATAGCTTTACTGCCTCTTCAATCGGTAAGTAACCTACTAACTTATCAATCTTATTGTTACGTGAGAACTCAGTAGTCGCTGGCATTCTATGGGTGAACCATTCAGGTTCTGCCACATCCATTAGGTCAAAAGAAAAGACCCCTTCTGGGGTCGAGTTGATGTAGAAGGGGTTGAGATCTCTCTCTGCCGCCTGGGTAATCAACTTGCGATACTTCATCTCTTCAATCAGTAGCGTGGGATAGTGGGTGTTGCGACACTTCAACTCTATATATGCACCAGAGTCACGACTAATGCAATCAAAGGAGTCATAGATACCTTCTGACTTCTGTAAGTCAGGGTACTTGTTATCCATTAAGAACAGGAACAAATCTAATTCTTTCATTGCCAAGGGTTGTCACCGCCTAAGCCATTCTGTACCTTGCGCAATGCGCTGGTGCATCTACGATCTGCAGTAGATACTGCACACTCTAAGATGTGTGCTACCTGTTGCAAGGTCTGTCCCTCGTGGTAGCGCATACGAAGTATGGTCTGGTCTTCTACTTCAAGCTTTAAGTATGAACGCTTAACATCAATCAAGGTAGCAAGCAAGTTGCCACCTTCTGCTGGAACACTAGGCTTCTTAGGAGAACCATCATTGACAAGGTTCTGAGCCTGCTCTAGCACCGTATCATCAACGATAGATGCGATAACGTGTGGCAATACTTGTGCAATCATAGCTGTATCGTAGAAGGCTTCATCACCTGTGCGATAGCCAGACTTAGCGGCCTTTTCTTTGCGAGCATAACGCTCAGCAGTACGCTTCATCTGCCAGGCTATACGTTTCTCATTGATAACACGTTGGACTGGGTTAGGTTCATTGAGCATCTCATCAAACTGTTTACCACGTGTTAATGCCCAAGCAAGGCACTCTTGCAGAACATCATCTCTTTCTACGTAGCCACGAAAGCGACGGGCTATTGCACTAGCAACGCTAGGTGCTATGTCGTAGATAGATTTATGTAGTTCACTCACAGTCAGGTAGCACCAAATCTATAGTATGTTGGATGTTCAGTAGCTTGATAGCAAGGAAGTCTATGTAGTTGCTGGCATCAGCCAGCTCTTCAATCAATTCTCTAATGGTGTCTGATGTAGTAAAGGATTCAAACTTCTGACCCTTAGCGTGGGAGTACTGGTCGTGGCCTACACCCTTAACTCGTTGAGCACGAAGAGATGCAAAGGATTCAATGAAGGATGTTAAATCTTCAGTTGACACACCCAATGCACGATAGCCAGTAACGGCAGCGTGATCTACTAACGGGTTGGTTGCGGTCTTATTACCAGTATCTCGTTGGACCTGTCTAGGCTCAGGACTTGAAAGCCCATATGCTGCAAAGTCTGTACCACTATGGTCCATTCAGCATCACTCACCCTTCTCACCTAGTAACAAAGCCTTCGTTGCATCTAAACCTTTGGCCAGATAGAAGTCATTGATGTCCATTGATGGGGGTAATGTTACTATTGTACTGTTAGGAACTTCTTGCGCGACACGCTTAGCAAACTCAGCGCCAGGGTTAGTGCCATCTTCTTTAATATCATTATCACCAATAACAAATACAGTATCGTAGCCAGTAAATAGCTTTGGAAAGTGTGGCTTCCAAGCTTGTACGCCAGGTACACCTACTGCTGGTATGCCTATGAGTCCAGATAGAACCACAGTATCTAGCTCGCCCTCGCATACTGCAATATAAGATGAGTCAATAGTAATATCACCTACGTTGTATAGGTGTGCCTTTTGCCCTGTTGGAGATCCATACTTTGGTTTGCCGTCATCTAGTCTGCGGAACTTATACCCAACGCAAGAACCAGAAGCAGTAATGTAAGGAATAGAAAGCCAACCTTGGTGCATCTCGTGACCATTGATAGGATCTGTAACCGTACCCAACGAATACTGGCTGGCAATAACATCAGATATTCCACGTTCTTCTAGATAATTTAGAGCTTCCGCGCTTATGTTTCGACTGTAATGTTTGGCCGCTTCCGTCAATGATTTCGATTGCACGATTGAGGGCATCCTTAAACTCCAAATTCTCTTTGTGCATAACGACATCTACTGAACTGCCACCCTTACCGCAGGTGTGGCAGAAGTAGAGGTTGTCATACGTGTTCATTACAGCACTACGTCTGCTGTCTGTATGTATACAGCAACGAACTGCTGCTGACTTACCTTCTCTTACTTCGCCTCCATAGTAGGAGACGATTGCCCCTATGGGGATTGAAGTTGCATCAACGGAGTGCTTTCGTTTGGACGCTTTATGTATCCTGGACCAGTCTTGTGCTGGCATACACACCCCTTTGCATCGCACTTGTCGTGCCAATGAGCTGCACGTTTCAGATGATTAGATTGATTCTCTTCTCCTGCTTTACGACAATTCAGGCAAATCATCTTCGACCTCTTCAACTGGTACAACTTCTGGTACTAGTATCTCTGTTGTTGTTATTTCTCCACCTGGTACTGGCATTATTGTTTCTCCTTTAGGAATTGAGTTAAGTCTTGGATTACCCAAGCCTGATCTATTGAAGCGTTGCGACGCTTAACTACGACATAAGACAGAGGAACTTCCCCAAGACCTCGTGCCTTCGCATAGTTAAGCGCCTCAACTTGTGCTTCTCTCCAGAACTCAGGCAGGGAAAGGGTCTGCCTGTTCTTGAGTTCTAAGATGTAGGTTTCTCCAGATATGATAACAACCATATCACCTTCATCTTTTGCCCCAGCTTTGGTCAAACGTTCTGCAATGACCCCAGCTTTGCGGAACCATTTCATTACATCTGTCTCAAACTGAGAACCTTTGCGTCCGTTTTTATTCGCCATTAGATAGCACCATATGTACTCTCCTCGTTGTTGCCACGCAGGTAGGCCCTACCTTGCGCATCATCATCGCCTATCTGACAAGAACCAAAGTCTACAAATAGAGATGCCCATTGTGAAGCATCTGCATAGTGTGGACCAAAGCGATTCTTGACTGATGCTATCCGAAGTAGACCCTGTGAAGGATCATACCCAAGCGTAAGGATAAGAGCTGGTAGTTGACTCACCTTTCCGTGAATAGCACGTCTAGGTGGTGGCATCATAGGAGAACCATACTCGCTCTGCTCGCTTACGTGATGGAGTACAAGCACACAAGCCTCAGTCTTACGTGCCATATCGTGCAACTCCATCATAATTGCACGAAGCCCAGCCCATTCATTATCTGTCTCTGCTGCCACATTCATTAGGTTGTCTATGATAATCAACTCTGGCATCACACCATAGAGTTCTACATAAGCTTTAATCTCCATCTCAATATCATCAAGAGACGGACTGGAGTCAAAGACCCACTGAATATGAGAAGCTTTAGCCAGGTAAGGATCGTAGTGGCGCTGACTTTTATTGATGTTACTTTCGACGGTCACCTGTGTATGACCCGAAAGATGAGCAGCAGCACGAATCATTACTGTTGCTGTGTCTGTATCAGCAGAAAAGAATAATGTTGGTACCTGTGCTTTGATTGCATATATCAATGCAAACATTGACTTACCAGCATTAGGTGCAGCAGCGACCATACAGACTTGGCCTCGACGGAACTTGATAGAATGCTTAACTAGATTTTTCCACACGTCAGGAAGTGGTGTGGCTTTGGTAGTCACACCGCCCCAAGCACGGGAAAGATTAAGCACTCTTCTCCTCTTCCAATTTTATTCGTCGTTGATTGCGTATCTGCCTTCGGTCACTATCAGTAAGGCCGCCCCAGATTCCAAAGCGTTCCTTACGGATGCCCCACTCAGCACATTCAACGATGTGTTGACAGCCACGACAGATTGATTTTGCTGATGCAATGCTCAGACGTACAAGCTTGCCTTCGTTTTCCTTTTCAGGAAAGAAAAGATCTCCACCTACCTGAGCACATAAAGGAACCTCAAACTCGTGTGGTTCCCGCATTCTTTAAGCCCAGATAGTTGCGCACTTATCTACTGCACCCTTTGGTGCAGCACACATCCAGCCCTTCCAAGGGCCACGAGCAGAAGTACCTGTACGGAAACTCATCACACCGTGCTTACAGCTTGGTGCTTGTCCTTCGACAACAGCAGGTGCAGCAACAGGTGGTGTTTCAAATTGTTTTGTAATTGATTCAACAGTAGGTGCTGGTGCTTTGCCACCATTGAGTTCAGCATCTGTTGACTTAATAAGAGTAGATACCATTGATAGATCCGTAAGACCTGTCTCTAGTTCTTTGATGTCAGTTGCATATAGATTGATGAGAGTTCCATTGCTTGTCTTAAAGTTTACTTGGAACTTTGTGTTTTCGTTTGCAGCCATTTACTTTCCTCCAGATTGTTTGATTGTTAACCGTAATGAATCTGCACCTTGCTTAGTAGGTACATAACCTAGTTTAGCAAGTACTTCATCTTTGTCTACTGATGTTACTCCAGCTATCTTATTCCATCGAACTTGGATACCTGTATCAGTAACGCCAGCAATTCCCTCAAGGGAAAACTTTAATGATTCCTTTTGATTTGTCAATTCTTTAATTTTCTCATCAAGTTGCAGATACTTCATTGCATTAGTTGAGGCATCCTTATCTTGGATTAACACCTGCTCACTAACGATACGTTCTTTTTTTAGACCAACGCATCCTAACTGCCCACTTGCGTCATAGAACTTGCAATAGAACTTGCAGTAGTTTTCTTCACGCTCTGGTTCTGGTGCCTGAGAAGATACCTTGACATCTTCTAACCAAGCCAATGCTTCTAAGGCCATTGCCTCATTGTAATCTTCTGTATGGACTTTTACATCTCGCTCATCACCATCACGTGCAATGGCGACAAGCGAGACACGTTTTACATTGTGACCATTCTTAGCCAATAGGTAGCCATAGGTCTGCACCTGCCAACGCTGTTGTGTTGATGGGAAGTATGAAAGGTTCTTAACCTTACTTGTCTTCCAGTCAATCACATCACCTGTCCCTGGTACGTAGCAGTCAATGTGTGCTTTCATTCCATTGTATTCAACTTCTGTTTCAATAAGAACATCTTTGTTATCTACTAACGCCTCTTCAATAGCTGCGTGAATAGCAGTACCCATAATGGCAGCAAGTTTCATCTCGTTGTCATTAGTCTCTGGCTGATCGTTAAGTCTGTACCAGACCTTGCGACGACAGCCACCTAACTCTGATGGTCCAATCTGTACCTGTGTAGAACGTGAACGCTTAGCATCGCCTGCACGTAGTGCATTGAGTAGTAGTTCTTTAGGATCAGTAACACTCACTTCTTGTACTTCCAATCTACCCATAAATCAAATGCTCTACCAATTACTATTCCTATAACAAGACCTAATAAAAATGTTGTCATACTCTAAACGCTCCAGCCTTTTCTGCTTGATCGTGCAATAAGAAAGCAAGTCTACACGCCTTCCAACCTTGCTCAAACCAGTAGTGTGCTGCGTATTCTCCCGTTGCCATAACGTTCTTAAACTCAGGCTCTACATAATCAAATGTATTAAACTCCACTAGACATCCTTCCATTTACAAGTCCAACAAGCAGTTCCATTAGGTATCCCATAGTAGATGTGTCTACCTTTGTAGCAGTGATACTTTTGTATCGCTAACCGTAGATACTTCATAGTCGTTCCTGTACCACCAACTGTAAAGGCTTGTTCGTATTCGCGTCAAGAACCGAAGCGATTTCAACGGCTTTACGGGCGTGTCTCTTTGCGTAGGTTAAGTCCATATCAGGTCTGATAGCTGAATACAAATAGCCAAGAGCAAGCTGACCACCAGAACCAATGCCATACGCTCCGTGATTTGCTTGGAAAAAAGAGAGATCACAAGCAATACGAAAGATATTGCCGTTAAAAGCAATGAGATAATCGAAGCCATCATCTTTGTCCACCTTGTTGTAGTCGTAGTTGTTGTCGGTAAATGCTTGGATAATACTTGGAATAATTTTGCGGCCCATAAACTGTGCTGGGTCTTCACCTCGATAGAGCGGTGGCTTCCAGTTATAGGAAAGGATATCGCCTGGTCTAGTATCACCTGAAAGTCCAATGAGATACTTGCCTACCTCAACTATCTTTGGAGTTGATGTAGCAAGAGTCACTAGATTGTCTTCTGTAATTTGTGAGTCAGCTACAAGTAATGCATAATCAATACCTTCGATACCCACAATTGTTGTCATAAACCAAGGCTACCAGCAACGGCGTGTCGCTAGTCACACGACACAAGGGTAGCGTTATCATATTATATGCAATTTCGCTTACCCAGACTGTCTGTGTTTAAGATCTGGAATGCCATTCCTAAGCCTTTCGGGGCCGATTTGCGGGGTTTAGGACCTATTCACGTATGTACCTGTGGGTCGCAGGTCTTCCAGGTTATGGCGAGCTTTGAGGATTCCGAGATAGTTTGGTGGTTCCTTGATGGAACCTGCGTTAGTTGTGGAAACCTAGTCACAGTTCCCTGTCCTGCCGATAAAATGGCATAAAAAAAGAAGCCCACTCCCCGTAGGGAGTGAGCCTCTTCGCCTCGCAGTTACTTCTTACTTGGCCTTGCGACCAAATTCTACAGCCTTTGGATCTAGTGCCTTGAGCACTGGACCTGCAATAGCGGCAATGCCTGCTGTTGCTAAAGCCTTTGGATCTGTCACACCTGCAAGCCATAGCGCAATTACTGACGCAATTCCTGCACGTAGGTAAGTTCCTGCAATAGCGATTAACTTCTCTTTGTTCACTTGTTCTCCTAGTCTTTGAACTTTGGACTACCGAAGCCAACAATAAATAGCTTCAGTCCCTTTTTGTTATCAGTGCGATAAGCCCTAACCTTCTGGACTACTTCTCCACCGTTACGTTCACTGGTAGATTTCTTTTTATCACCTGATGTATTGCCTTCGATAGTGACAATGGTTCCATCGCCATTATCTCTGACAACAATTCCAACGTGGTCAATAGGGTTTCCACCCTCTGCGAAATCAAAGAAGGCCAAGTCACCAGGTGCGGGTTTAGCAGTTTCTGCATTAGCCCAACGTCCAGTACCTTGAAACTTCTCTGCTCCATCAGTAGTAGAGACTACGTTTGGAATCTTTAAGCCAACTTCGTTGGCACACCACATTACAAATGAACCACACCAAGGCTTAAAGTTTGCCTTAGTAAATGCTCCATACTTTGTTTCATTATCCTTTGGACCTTCTATCGTACCAATCTCAGCACGAGCTGCCATTAGAAATTGATTACGCTGTCCCATTTATTTCTCCGCTACTAACTTATACAAGTCATCAACACGCTGTTCTAGTCTGTCTAACGAGTCACGCATACTCGATCCGCCATTGCTCTTAAGTTCAATCAGATAGTGCTTAACTAACCAGCGCACTGCGCCAGCAAAGCCACCCACTATTGTCATCACTGCAACAGCAACTGTTGCGTAGTCTTGTGCCTGCATTAGACCGTCCTTATTGTCACTAGTAATAATCCACCATAACCAGTGAACCGTTTATCCGAAGGTGTTGCATTTCTAAAGTCCATCTCTTCGATAAGTCCAATGAAGGACTCACCAGTTCTAAAGTCTTCAATGCGGATGGTATCTCCAGCATTCTCTATTGTTTCAAGCTGAGTCATACGAGAGTAAGCAGAACCTTCATAGCCAACCTCAACACCGAAGTGATCTGATTCGTGGTCAAAGCAAGAGAGTGGATACTGGATAAGTCGCTGACGTGGGATAGCAGGCAGAGCCTTAATCTGGTAACCAGTAAAGAGTGGTCCCTTAGTTGTATCAGTAGTTGAGCGAGTTAAAGTAAACTGAAAGCCAAGGTATTCTTGTGATGCTTGTGGATAGTTAATGTTAATTTCTGGAACAGTTGCCTCTTGTGCAAAAGTACCAATACGGAAATAGTTATCTGCATAGTCAATGGAGTCAATAAGTAAACCACCATTAGCTGTATCTACACGAGCCTGCATTAACTTAAAGATTTTAAGTTCTAGTGTGTTGTAGCGTACATATCCTGTACGCAAGAATCCTTCTGCTAATAAAGTAGATGCTGATTCAATATAGATAGCACCATCAGCACCATTACCAGCATTACAGAATGCTAAGCGGTTAGTATCACCAAGGAAAGCACAAGCAGTTGTGCTATGAGTGAGTGCATCATCTGGGTCATACAAGTCATAGGCATAAGGGAACTGAAGGTTACCTAATGGTTGGCCCATATCTACGCGGGTTACACCCACCTGACCATCAACGCCAGAGGCAGCCCAGATGTATCTATCACGGAAACCAAAGTCATAGACTGGCTGAGTTGATTCAAAGATTAAAGCGCCATAGGTAATAGAGCCATCGAGCTGACTAGCATCTGCCATACGCATACCTTGAGAGGTACCGATAGCCATATTGCCCAGGTAGTAAGAAATCTTAAATACAATCTCACCTACTGGTAGTTCTGCTGCAGTAATAGCACTAGTCAGCGTAGGCATAGCACCTGCAGTAGAGAGGGTAAACTTGTAGATGTTTGACTGGATACCTGAGTAGCCTGAGATGTAGATAGCAGCACCACTTGAAGTGATGCTAGTAAAGATATGATCTGGGTCATTGTGTGTATAGACCGCAGCAGGTAAAGATGTAGCACTAGATGCAAACTCATAGACCTTATCGTTGACACACATCACGATACGTTCTTTGGTGTATTCCATAACAGCGTTAGTTACAGTGATGCTGTTCTCTGTAATCATTAGAGTAGGCGATACAGAACTATCGTCAGATAGCAGTTTCTTATAGACTCGAAGGCGTGGAGTTCCAGTATTAAGTACGTTGGTAACCCAATAGGCATAGACACCATCATCACAGATAGCGTGTACTGGATAGTCAGTGCCTGAGTTGTAGTCAATGAAGTGGATAATCTCTGCTACGCCAGTACCTACTGGAGATACTGCAGTAGATGCAACGTTAGATGCAGTCTTAGCGTATGTAAAAGTTGTGGTTGTTGGCACCCCAGTAATGGTGTAATCACCGTTAAAAGTAGCATCTACCCCAGTAATAGTAATTTCCATACCAGTAGATAGACCGTGTGCTGCACTAGTCGTTAGCGTTGCTACGTTTGTAGTCAGTGCCTTGTTGTTAATAGATACAGTAATGGCTGGAAATACCTTATCCACATCGTATTCATCTGTAAGTAGAACACCATCGTAGTTATTTGAATTCTTAGTCCATTGGATAGAGCGCATCATTTGCCAAGGACGACCATTAGTTCTGATGCCACCAGTGGTTAAATGTTGACTATCACAAGACTTGAGCAGGGTAGCTTGTCCCTTAGTCCAAACATCAATACCTTTAGACTCTGTGTACTGGAAGCGAAGCGACTCATCCTGGATAGGTTCAAAGAACTTGATGCCTTGTCCAAAGTGGAATGAGGATTGAGAACGTAGCCACCAACCAGTAAGCGTCTGCTCACCTGGTTCTCTGGACTGGTCAATCTGTTGCTTGCGATACTGGGCTGTTACACGACGATAAGGAGCATCATCAGAGTTAAATAAGAAGAACGGTAATCCACCAATAGCCACGTCGTAGGCTTCACCAGTAGCTGAATAGTTAGTAGATCCAGCAGGGTTGGAAAGTATGTAGGGTATAGCCTCGGTTATGTCGTGGTTATCAGCCATCTACTTACTCCTTATTCTAAAAGGTTCACCAATGATCTAGTTCTACCTTGGGCTAACTGGGTATAAATCTGTGTTGTTGCCACACTTGTGTGGCGCATAAGTTCTTTAACTGCAATCAAATCTCCGCCTGATTTCTCAAGCATTGTGGTTGCAAAGTAATGGCGAAGACTATGAAAATGCTTGGCTTCAGGACCTAAGATGCGACGCATCTCTTTGGCTGCCCTTGCTGAGAACTTGTTGGCAGTTACCTGCCATAGCCTGTCTAGCGTCTTATAGGACAAAATCATCTCAGCTACGCTGGGTGCTATGGGAACTATTAAGTCAGTCCCGCCTTTGCCCTGTACTCGTAGGCTGTAGCCGTCCTCGTGCTCTATCAGATCAGAGCCTTTAATCTTGGCTGCTTCCATAGCACGTAGACCCACCATACCGCCTAGTATGAACCAGTCGTGGTAGAGAGGCTTCGCCTCTGCTAACAACTTGGCATACTCAGCCTTGGTTACTGGCCTAGGCACACCACGTCCTGGCTTGACCTGTGGCAGTTCTTCTGCTGGGTTGTTACCATTGACTAGGTTCATCTTGTTAAGAGCCTTATACAAACTCCTGAAGCGTGCTACATAGGTAGCCCTAGTGGATTGCCTAGTCACCCGCAGGACTACCCGTTCAACATCTGCATAGGTAGCCACTGCTGGGTGGTTGTTAAGACTTAGGATCAAACGCCAGTCATTCTTGAAGAGCTGCTCCGAGAAGCCACTGGTCTTGTAGCGGTTATGTAGCTGCTCGTGTATCTGCTCTAGCGGTATAAGTTCCATAGGCAGATCATAGCACTACCTACACGTTCGGTGTGGATAGTGCCGCTTTGTCTTTGTTCAGGTAAGCCTGATAGTCAGAGTTGGTTGGGTTAGCAGGTATTGAAACTCCGTCAGAACGAAAGACTGAATCTAAAATGCCGTCCTCGGTATAGATTTCTGTGTAAGTTAGTTTTTCCATTTTATAACTCCGCGCTTAGGTCAAAGTAAGTTGATGTTGTATTTGCTTGCCAAGAATAAGCACGCCCCGAAGTTAAGCCCGAAGCGACTGTGTGAGTAATGAAAACAACATTGTTGGTACTTCTAATGCCTGAAATGGCAATAGCCGTTGTCGTGTAGTTAGCCGAAGCAATAAGGTCTGACAAATAAAAATTGCCCACCGCTGAGTATCCGACAGATGGCGTTGTTCGCATTGTTGCGATTGGCAGTAGAGACATCGCGCTTGTCGTGCTATTCGCAAAGGCTAATTGAACCGCTGCAATAGATGATGTTGCGTCAGACGCAACGCGTTGGTAATAACGCTGACAAGCGGCTAATTCCCCTTGGATAGTTGCTGCATAAGTTCTAAAAGGTAGTGCCACGCTGCCGATGTCAATCTGTACGCCTGTTATCTCATAATAGTCAGCAGCCCCAGCAGTACCAGTTGGATTAAATGCTACTTGCACATTTAATTCAGTAGCAGTCGCGCCAACCGTTCCAGTAGCGGTAAAGCGTTGCCAAGTTGTTGTTAAAGTTGCGGTGGTTGATGCAACTGTTACTGCTCCTGTATATCCAGCAAAAGGGTTTTGGTCTGTTCCTGTTCCACTATCTAATCTAACTCCCAATGCTGATGATGTTGCTGAATAGTTAGCGCCCGCTCTAGCATAAAAAGAAAGCGTAATTGGCTTACCAGCAAAAGGTCGTGAATTAACTGTCTCAAAAGCATTGAGTAAAGTTAAATTAGTTGTGCCAGTTTGAGATGCATTACGTTGATATCTAAGTGCATATTGAATAGAAGGTAAATTGGTTGTATCGCCTGTGAGTTGTTGTGAAACTGTGCAAGCCTGATTAGCACCCGTCTGAGTACACCAACGGTCTAGCGTATAAGTTGTTCCAGCACTTGCAGCCAAAGAAATAGATGTGCCTCTTTGTGCTATCTGCATCGCTGAGTTTAAGACTGGATTGCTTGCGCTTGGTGTTGCGCTATATCGCAAGCCAGTTGTGGCTCCACTATCGGCTACGATTTGCTCTCCGTTGGATCCGACAGCTAGCCGAGCTGGTGCCGTAGAGTAGGTGAATAGATCACCCTTTGCTGTTAAGGGCGAGTTCGCCGTTGTAGGTACGCGACCTGTAGCCATCAGTTTCCTTCTTTCGTTGTAGTAATAATCATCTCAGTCAAGTGTTCCACTATGAAAGCAGTAACTTTGCTTCATCGGCAGTTATGCCAAGTTTGGCTAGTAGTGCTTCTTTATCGGCTTCGGCTTTTGCCTGTGCCGTTTGATTGGCTGCAAGGTCTGCCTGTTGCTTTTGCAATTCCGCATATTCAGCATCGGTCATTTCTCTGTCAATAACTTCATTTGTTGCTAAATCGTGGATTCGAATTATTGGCTTTGTCATTATGCGGTTACTCCATAAATCTTAATTGTTCCTGTGAGTGTTGCAGTTCCTGCGGTTGTAGTTAAAGTAAAAGAAGTGATAGCGGCTGATGAGCCAACATTATTCCATTGACCCCAGGCTGCATCGCCTGTTTGGTCTGTTGCCCCAAAGAATCTAATTGGACGCATATTTGTAGCAACTGCATAATTAGGCAATTCGAGTTGATAATTACCTTTTCCAGAAGTTCCCATTGCTCCGATAGATGCAGTTGCAGCACCATTGACGGCGTTAAGTGTTGCTTGCTGACCCCAAAAACCATAATAACCAGAGCCAAGTCCATTGACTTTAAATGACATTGTTGTTGTGCCGTTGGCGGTAATGTCAGTCATATAGATAATAAGTTTGTCATAACTACCTGAAATGCTTGAAACTGTTGTTGCAGTTCCTGAAACTGTTGTAGTGCTTAATAGTGTTGCAACACCGCTAGGAGCAGCCCATTTCAAGCCTGTTGAAGTGGAACTATCCGCCACAAGTATTTGTGCATCGGATCCGACTGCCAAACGAGCTACAGTAGATGCAGCCGTTGCGCTGATAAGGTCGCCCTTAGCTGTTAATAGCGTTGGTTGAATACCACCCTCAACCGAAGGTATACGTGAGATAGTCATATTAGGATAGTTCGCTTCCGAATGCGTTGAATGAGAATGTAGCTGCTGAGGAATAAACTGTGATTACATCTGTTGCTCCCAGAGTGATACCAAGAGTTAAGGTATCTGAGGCGTTACCAGGAAGTGATACATCATAAGCCAAGTACTGTGATGCAGCTAATGCTGCACCTGCTACACGGACTGCAATACGGTATGTGCCTGCAGTTGCTGTCTGATTACAGACTGTGACTGTAGATACGATTGCTTGTGTAGCAGCAGGTACTGTGTAGAGTGTTGTTGCTGTGGTTGCCGCTGGGTTCGATTGCCCTAGCACCTTGTAATTTGTTGCCATTTATTTTTTTCCTTTACTGTAGTGTTTGGTTAACCGCCCATTAGAAGCAAGCCACTAACGGTTCCACCTGAACCGCTATCTAGTCCTGCTTCAAAGGCATTGAGATCTGCTGAGTTGAGTACGTGCTGAACTGATGCACCTGCTGTATGGGCTATAGCAGATG